TATGATTTATGCGAAATCAAATGATGTTTTAACTGTTGCAGTTACAGCAGTCATATCGAAGTTGTTGTTTCCGTATGTAGCACCTAGTGCAATACATTCATCTTCAATTTGTTCTACTAGTGTTTCTGCTCCAGCACCATCATAATCTAATGATGCATTTGATTGTTCAACTGCAAAACACATCTTTTGGTTAGTTGCGTGTAGGTCGCCTCTGATAACAATTGTACAATACTTACCGATAATTTCGATAAGTGCTTGGATTGCTTCATTAGCACCTGTTTCAGCATTTGCTGCTGCTCCAAAATCAACTTCAAAAAATGTTAAATTTTTTCCACCTGGGAAGTCAATAGCAGTAACATCTGCTGCAGGTTTTCTATTTGCTGCAACTAATACTGAGCTACCACCGCCAATCGTTGATGTTAATAAGTCTGCCATTATTTTGCTCCTTTAGTTTCTGCTAACGCTTTTTGTAATTCTGCTTTAATAGAAGCACGTAAGTCGTCGCCTTCTTTTACTTTTTGCATAGGATTGTCTGCACCAGCAACTTTAGGATGTGTTCCTTTTCTGCGGTTCATTCCACCTTGTAATTTTGTCATTTGATAATTAACGGATCTTTCATCTTCGTCAGGCTCGTTTGCCCACGCTTCTTCTTTATCCTTTTTATCATCATCTTTGTCGTCTTTTTCCATATCGTGATCATCCATATCGTGATCGTCATCACCGTCTTTATCTAGTGACTTAATCATTACGTGATCTTTATCGTGGTCTTTAGGAAGATCTTTTTCTCCGCCTGGCATATCATCATTGTCGCCGTCGAAGTCTGGAATTAATTTGTTAATTGGTTTAGGCATTGGCCCTTCTGGTTCATCCATCGGTCCGTCCATACCTGGTGCCATAATTGATAAAGTAGGCATCTCTGGTTTTTCAGGCTGGTTAATCATATCTGGATTAACTTTCGTCATTAACTTTAGCACGTCGTCAATTGCATCGCCTTTAGCAGTAATGTTTATATTCATTGTTGCTTCTTCTTTTTCTTTTGGCTGCATCATATCTGGTGCGTTTGGTGCCATCATAGGTGGCATCTCGTTCATACCACACTCATCTGTCTTTGTTTCTACAGGTGTGTTTTGCGCGGTATCAATAGCAGTCATCTTACGTACTAGTTCTTGAAAATCCATATTAGTTACTCCCTACAGGACTTTTTACACCTGCGTCATCTTGTTTTAATTTTGGTACGTCTTGGTAAACGTCCGCTTTTAATTTATCGTGCCCCAATTCTTTTGCACGTTCGGCTGCTGTTTTGGATAAGTCTTGTAAAAATGACTTATTAAACTCATCACCGAAATAATCTTTGTGTGCTACAGCAATACCTTCTTTGTATTCGTTATCGTGTAACAATGCACCTTCACGCTTACCGTCAGTTGCTTGATACTCTTCTGATGGACTTAATGCATTACGTGCTACATACATTCCTTCTTTACAACAACCCATTTCAAAAATTTCTTTTTCAACATCAGTTGGTGTGCAAGGATATTCTGTAACCAATGAAAACGTATGTACTTCACAGTTTGCTAACTGTGGAAAGTCTAGCGGTGTTTCAGTAACTGGTGTAGTTTTCAATTGTTCAAATTCAACAATGCCTCTGTTGTCTAGTCTTGACTTCAAATCATCACCAAAGCCTTCAGGAAGCTCTCCAGCAACCTTTACTTTGATACTGTATACTTTTTTGCTCTCTGCGAGATATTCTTTAAACGTCTTCATATTACTATTTATTCCTTTCCGCCTAATTTCTTAATTAATTCATTGCGATCTAGCATTACATAGCCAGTTCCATCCACTAATTCATTGGGATCTTCTGGAGAATCGCGGTCAATTTTAAGTTTTTTCAGTTGTAGATCAACTGCTTTAAGTTTTTTATCAACTTTAGCGGTTTTTGCATCAATAGCATTCTTTAACATACTACCTGCTACTTCAAATATACGTCCGCTATAACGTACTTCTACATTCATACCCAAATCCATAAGATCGTCATATGCTTGTTCTGCTTTACTTGCAAGATGATCCAATTCACCTTCGCCCATTGCGTCTAGTTCACGCATTTGTGGCAAGTCCTTAGTAACTTGTGCAATTGCTTTGTAAGAAGCATCTACACTTTTGATTTCTTCTTGTGCTACTTCAGGATCAATTGCTTTAGTTTCTACAGGTGCTTCTTCAGTTGCAATTTGTTCTTCTGCAACTTTTTGATCTTCCATATTAAATAATTCTTCTAACTTTTTGGTCATATTGTTTTACCATATTATAATAGTATTTATTTGCGCTTGGCACCTTGATGAAATATTTCTTCTTCACTAACTATGCGGAATCTAACACGCTTTTGCTTACACCAAGCAGCAGCAGCCTCCCATTTAGCCATATTTTTTATATATTGTTCTTGGTTAAATCTGCTTTTACCTACTTTTTCACGCAACGTTTGATTCTTAGGTTTTACTTCAATTACTTCTGCGTGTTGCTTACCATTCTTATCATTATAAACAATAAAGAAGTCCGGGACATAAATTGAATACTTTCCTGTCAACGGATCTTTGTATGGTATCTTAATACTTTCACTTGCCCACTGTGCTACACTTGGATGTTCGTCTAACATACGCATAAAAACAGTTTCCCAACTGCTTCTTGCAAGTGGACTTTTTGTACCTACATACTTTGCAGGATTTTTAACTACGTAGCGACCCTGTGCAAACTTTGCCATTTACACAACCACATTACGTTCTTTACTTACATCTGGTGTAGTTTGTCTATAACCAAGTGTTGAAGTTGACGGTCTATGATTATTCATAATCTCGCCTACTAATGCAGATACTTGTAGTTCTTGTAAACCAGATAATGTATCTAATAATTCATTAATTGGAATGTTTTCTAGTTTTGCTTGTTTAAGTAAAACCGCTGCTGATAAATTTGCAGCAGGATCAGTAAATCCTTTTTTTCTAAAAAAGTTAATAGCAGCATCAATGTCTGGAACTTTATAAGATAAAGGTTCTTTACCATATGTGTCAAAGAATAATTTAGTTCTTGCTCCACTATCTTGTACTATTTTTTGTGGTAAGTTAGTTTGTACTTCGCCTGCCATATTATGTTCCTATATCCTGTCTACCTACTCCACTACCGCCTAATACTTTTTTTGGTGATGCAGTTGTAGTTCCTTTTGTGTTTGTATTCTTAGGAAACACTGCTCCTACTACACCATTAATTGTATTTGCAACAGTCTGTTGGCCTGCTGGACTAGTTAAAATATTAATACCTTCTTGTAAGATACTGTCCTTGCTTAAACCTTTTGCATTCTTGTAAGTGTTAATTGCTGATACTGCTGTGCTTAAGAAACCTTGTGGTGAACTAAATGCACTACCATCACCAACAGCACCAAATACTGATTCTAATCCGTCAAGTACGCCACCGCTGCCGAGTAAGTTACTTACTCCGCCACCGCCCATTTGCAATGGACCTGGTGTAGTATCATAATGTAAAGTTGCAAAGCCTTTAGGCGAACCTTCACTAACAGTACCTGCTGAATATCTCACTGCTTCATATTGCAGTTGCATTGTACTTTCTGCAGGTTCACTTCCTGCCTGATAATCAAAGTCACCGTGTTGCCAAGATGTAATTCTTGGATTAATTAATTCGTAGCCAATAAATCTTCTACGACCCATTGTGTAGATTTGCACACTCTTAAATAATGGTGTGGTAATATTATTATCTAAACCATATCTATACTGGTCCATATTAGTATCAGTAACACGATAATGATTAAAGTCAAATGCAGAGTTAGGTAAGTTTCTATCTGCAACATAGTATCCGTAATACAATGCCCAAAGTGCATTTACTACACCTTGATTATCATCGTGGAATGTAAACTGTACAGGATCATAATTAATCATCTTATAGATAATTTTCTTTCTATTATACTGATTCAAAACTTCTGTATCAAATTTAAAACTAGGTAAGTTGATATTTTTAACTAACAATCCAACTTCTTCTGCGTGTTTAGCAGTAAAGTTAGGTGCTTTATGTGCTGAAGGATCTAATTCAACTCTTACGTAGTAGTTGTATTTGTGTTTAGGAGAAAGTCTAAAATTATCATCAATAAACAATCTAGTAGCGTGTGTATAGTTCGCTACTCTACCTTTAGGATTTGACAGTCCTGTGAACACATCTGTTAGAAATCTTGTAAACTTGTTGGCCATACTATTATTTAGCCATAAAAAAAGCCCGGAAAAATATCCGGGCTTTTAGTGTTTTTAATAAAACTAGTATTAAGCGCCTTGAGCTGCTGTAGCACCAGTAGTAGTGTTGCCGAGTGTTCTTTCGACAGTAGCACCAATACCAACACCAACGCCTTGCTCGCCTGCACCCCATTGTACCATATTATCAAAGCGTATAGTTAGTGCAACTTGCATCGCTTCGTTAGTACCATAGTTTGCATCGCCGTAATCAACGTTAGTTAGGAAACAACCGTACATATTTTGTGTTTCAAGCACGTTAACGCCTGCTGCGTTATTTCCGTTACCACCGTCTAATACTTCAATCTTAGTTGTAAATTTGTAGTCAATACCAGATCTTGCAGAAGCCTGTTCAACGAAGTCGAACTGTTTCTGTACCTGTTGACCGACAAGTTTTTGTACCTCGCCAGTCGCATCGTCACGTAAGTTAAGCGATAATGTTTCAAATGTGTACTTACCTGCTAGGTATACTTTTGAGTTGTATACGTCTAACGGCATTTCTTCAAAACCAACTTTTGGTCTTGAAACATCAACAACTTGCTTAGTAAGTTCTGTGGCAGCATTTACTCCGAATCCAAGTAAAGTAACGCGAAAGCGATACTTTAACTTTGGCATCAAGAGCACTTGGTTGCCTGCGTCTGTTGGTACCCCAAAGTTATTAAGTGATGTAATAGGCATTATATTTCTCCTGTGTTCTTGACACGCAATGGAATGTAAATGAACTCAATAGCCTTAACAGGTTCAATAGCAATGTCTACATAAAGTTCATTTCTATCAATCCTTGCTGGCGTATTGTTTGTTTCATCACAAACAACAGCGAAATCATAAAGAGCTCTTAAGCCAACTAACTCAAGTAGTAAACTTTCTACTGCTTGTTTGACTTCGTCTCTAGTGATTTTATCATTTGGTTCAAAGATATACGGACGAGCCAATTTATTAAGTTGACTACGTAAGTATACTACCAATCTTGCAACGTTAATTCTGTCTAACGCGGATGCATTTCTGCCTCTTGTCTTCTGACCGTAGTTAACTAATCCAACACCATTAAAGAATGTAATTGGGTTAATCTTTTGATCATATAACGTATCACGCTGTCCTTCGTTAAGTGCAACTGTTTGGAATTCGCCTGTCGCTGCATCAATAAATCCTACTGCTGTAGCATTGCTAATTCCACCACGTCTTGTACCTGCTGGTGCAAACCACGGAAACGATACTTGATCGCTTAGTGCAATAGTTCTTAGCATCATATGTGAGCTAGGAACAACTGCGTTTGCTCCGCCTAGGTCTGTTGTAAATCCATTTGGATAAAATACTGCCATATACTCATCGTATGTAACAATACCGTTATCGTTGTTGTCTACAACTAGTTCTGCATTAGAACCATAGTTTGTTAGTGATGTAGCATCTGCTGGTAATCTAAATGGTGTGTCACCAACTACAAATGCTGTTAAGCCTCTGTCAATGTTTAAGTTAACAAGGTTGCTCATTGTTTCTGTGTAACCTGGACAAGCAATTAAGTTAAAGTTACGTCTTTCTTCGTCTCTAATCTCATCACTTGTGTCAATTGCAGATTTCAATGCTTGTGTAACAACCATACGCTGTGCTTTTCTACCAAATGATCCGCTACCATCTTCTTGGTTGCCTGACTCAGTAGTCCATCTGTCTGTTGCGTAGTTTGTCATTGACTCACTGTTGTTAAATCTTTCATTATCAGCAGTTGTGTCAATGTAATTGTTGTTGTACTTCTTAACGTTACCACCACTTCTACGTAAGTTCCATAACAACATACCCTGCGGATAAAGTGCAGGATCTGGAGCATCTGGATCTAAGTAGTCGCTTGTAAGTAAGTCTTTGATTTCTGCTGCTGTGTTACCAGTAGCACCTGATAAACCAAAACGTGCATCTGCAAACAGTACACCTTCTTCTGTAGTTTGATCAGTTTTATCAATTTGTACCCAAGCAAGTGTAGTTCCGTTCCATCTGTAAATAGTTGGGAAGTTCTCTAAATCTGCTGTGCTAATCCAAAGATCACCATCTACTAGTGCAGTACCATCTGATTGTCCAGTAGTTGCACTTGGCTCAGTTGCTGAAACAATTGGGCCATTTGGTGAAGTTGTAGCATAAACATTTTGATATCCAACCCAAGTAGTACCATTGTGTACCATAATGTCAACTTCGCTAAACTCTGGATTGTACCAAAGTTGTCCGTCTGCTGGTTCATTTTCTGGATTGTCTGAACTTGCTTTAAAGTCACTTGCTGCTAGTGGCTGCCATAAACTTGCTACAAAGTCATCATCACTTCCTGCTGGTGCAGCATATAAGTTTGCTGTGCCTGCTAAAGTGTTAATGTTGTATGCTGGGAAAGCCGCTGCAATTGGTGTGTTAGCACCGTCTTTTAATCTAAAGTCTCCACCTAATTTGTGGAAAATTTGTACTTCGTTATCAGTTGTTACTGCTGCTTCAATGTTAGTAAAGCCTGCACTGTTAACTGCGTCAGCAAGTAAGTCTGCGTCTGTAGTTGCACCAGTTGCTGTAAACGACACACTAATTGCCGTTGCTAAACTTGCGCTTCCTTTTACACTTTCTGAAATTTCTACAGTGTTTATACCTGAAGTAAATGTAGATGATGTAATTTCGCTTGACTTAATAATAGTGTTGCCAGTTCCTGCTCTGCGCCACATTCTAAATGTTGCAGTTGATGGAGTAGCATCAAAACCACTATGTTCGTTGCTGTTTGATTGTACAAAAATTGCATCAGTAGCAATGTTCGTGCCGCCGCCGCTTCTGTCTAACCAATATATAGCCTCGTGTCCTGTTCCGTAAATTGGACTGTTAACTGCGTTCCAAGTTGTTGTTGCAGATGACCAGTTATAAACTCTCCATCTTGCACCATTGTTAGGTTCAGTTGTTTTTAACCAAACACTTCCTGTTGGTCTTGGAGCACTGTCGCCTGTTTTCCATTGTGGAACAGTTGTATGTGCGCTTTGCTGTAATGCAGGTGAGTAATAAGTTCCTTTTGCAATACCTAATGTAGCAAAGTCAATTGCTGGACTTGTACTTGCATCATCAATAACAATTGCTTGTGTTAATGTTGAGTCTGCATTGTTAGCATCTTGCTCTTTGCCTTGTGCGTAAAGGTAAAGTTTACCACTTACGTTTCTAGCATAGATACCTTGTGTTCTGCTAATCTGTCCGTTAATTGCTGTTACTAAATCGTCAAGTGTGCCAGTTACTTCAAAGTCTGTGCTGTTGATGCTGAACTTACCACTTGATGCAGTAAATGTGCCACCTGTAATTGTTGGGTGACTTGCAGTCCAATCATTACTACCAACAAGTACCCAAGTACCTGCTGTTGGAGAAACACCATTACCAGCGGATTTGTAATACACTCTTGCTGTTTCTTTACTTGCAGTAAATGTTCCTGAACCGTCTACTGTTTCAAAAACGATTGCATAATCTCCGATAGCACCTACTGAACCTTTAGGTAATCCTGTACCGGAATCAATTTTAGTTGTATCTGTATCAGTTAAAACAATTGGAGTCTTGTTAGTAAATTTTTGGCCGCCTGTTGTTGTTATTGCAGCGCCATTCCATTCCTGGATACCCCAAGTTGTTCCTCTAGTATCAACCCACCAAGTACCATCATTTGGATTCGCTCCCGGAGCATCCGCTGTACCTGCCAGTTGACCTAAGTCTACGTTAGCTCTAGTAATAAATGCTGCGTTGCTTACGCCTAGCAATGAATATGCTGCTAACAAACCATATTCGTTCAATTCACTTCCGTGAATTGGAGTATTACTTGCTGTCTTTTCAAAGTTTGGAACTCCAAAAAGATCTACTAATTCTTTCTGTGATGTTACCTTAAATGCTTTTCCAGCATTTGCGGCTGTTGTCGCTGAAGCAGTTCCTGTGCCAGCAGCGTTAATTTTATCTTGGGCTGTTGCAACTACGATAAGAGGAGTAGTACCCGGTTCAGCGGGGGTGTAAAAACTCTCATCTATTACGGTTACTTCAACGCCTGGTGATTGTAGTGCCATTCCTGTTTCTCCTGGTAATGTAAAAGTATATTGTTATACCTAATCTGTATTACTAATGTATTTAGTAGGATTATCAAAAAAGTGCTGTTTATACCGTAAGAAAAAGGGGTCTAAAAGGTGTAAATATATGTATGAGACCACTATGTAAGTGCGGATTAAGACCCCGTGCAGTTAACTATAAGAAGCAAGGTAAGACATATTACAGGAGTTTGTGTGAGGCTTGCAGTAAACACGGACTGTATCACGGTGTGCCTAGATGGCAACGTGCAGGATACAAAATTAAAAAACAGTGTGATAAATGCGGCTTTCGATCACCACACAAAGAAGTATTCAGAGTATTTCACGTAGATGAAAACCTTGATAATTGCAGACCGCAAAATCTAAAAACTGTATGTGCTAATTGTAGGAGCGTGTTATCTAAAGAAAATATACGCTGGAAACAGGGTGACTTAGTGGCTGACTACTAGCAGATTTTCAACCTGTGCATACAACTGATCAATAGATCCATTGTTCTCAACTACAGCATCAAACTTACTATTAATCCACGCCCATTCGCTAGGATGTATTTTTTGCTGTTTCATTTCGTTGATGTGAGAATTTGATCCTTCATTTGCTTGTTGTGCAGTTACGTACCAACTAGGTAAATCTCCACGTTTTACCCAAATAACTTTACCGCCTGCTTCGTGTATAACTTTAACTTCATTAGGAAATCTACAATCGCTAATAACAACATCATCTGTGCTATTACGTAATTTGTTCTCCAAACTTGCTACCCAAATATCATCGTGAAAGCCTTTTCTAGCAACTTCTGTACCCCAATATTGCAATACCCATCTTGGTGTTAAAGTTGGCATATCTAGTCGCTCTGCCCACCACGGGTCTATTTGTTCACGCCATTCACGAGCTTCTTTAGATCTACCTTCGAGCATTTCTCTATCCCAACCAAAAACGTAGGACACTGCATCTTTTAGTGTTCCTGCAAAACTTTCTCTTCTAAAGCCGTGATCGTTTGTTAGATAATCTGCTACTGTGTCTTTGCCGCAGCCAATAAAGCCGCAAATGCCTATAATCATAAATGATATCTCCTAAGTAATACTATACATTATAGCATCACTTACAGGAATGTCAAGTCTAAATATAAGGTCTTGGCTGTCCGCCTTTGCCCGTATTAAGTTTACGTGCTAACACACTTGCTGTGTTAATGGACTTAGTTCTTTGTTGTCTACGTACTGCTGTAGGTCCAGTTCTAGCTCTGGTTGTCTTCATTTTTTGTGCTTTAGCAACATTATATTGTTGATGACATTTGGACGGATGACTTACTTGTCTACCTGCTCGTGGTCCTGATGAGCAACGAAAACGCAATTTGGTTTTTCCGCCTTTGGCAGTACCAGTTGTTCTACCCCAAACCATTTTGGCAGTCTCAGTGTAAAACTGTTCGTATTCTTCTGCTATAAATTCTGTTGCTTTCATTATCCGTTAATCCAATAGTATCCCTGTCCGCCTGGTACAAGTGTTACTAGTTCTGCTGTAAGTCTTTCAATATCTGAAAAACCTTCTTGCTTAATACTAGCACCATTAAGTGCAGTACCGCCTTGTGGTCCTGCAATACTAGCAAACTTTTCTCTTGCTTGTCCTAACATAACTTTACAGTTTGCAAGTGTATAATCTCTTATCCACTGTCCTGCATACTGATCATTTATGATAGTGTAATCAGGCTTATTATTGTAACACCATAGGAGTACTTGTTCTTCTCCTCTTGGGCGTTGCATAATAATTAGTTTCTTGCTTTGTGGGTTCCAAGTAAAGTTGATAAATGAACCAAACATTTTACCTACTAGTTCTTGGTATCCTGCAAATAATTCGTATGTAGCAAGTCCACCCATATTTGTTGAACTTAACAAATATGTGTTTGTGTATGCTAAGTTGAAGGGTTCAAAAACTGTACCACCAGTTCCATTACCTGTACGTGAACCAACTGAACGTCTAAAAATTTGTCTTACTTGCTGTATTTCATCAGGCAAAATATAATCATTCTTTTCTTTTTCAAGTGTTAGAGTGATGTAACTTTCTTCAACAGCATTATCAGATCTTTGTTTAAAAACACCTAATGCACGTTTAAGTCCTGTTTCATAGTGTACAGGATCTAGTTCGACGTCGATCATACCATCGCCGAGCATTGCTTTTACGTAATCAAATACTTCTTGTTTTGCGTTGTCTATTTGGCTCATATAAGTATTTATGCCTTGTGACGGAATAGGTAAATACATATACTATGCCAAGACTGAGTTTATACCGTCCCGAGAAGGGAAACGACTACAAATTTATTGATAAAACTGCCTGGGAGATGTTCCAAGTTGGTGGTACCGATGTGCTTATACACCGCTATCTAGGACCTGGAACTAGCAGGGAAGAAACTCCTACTACACCTAAATATAACGCAAATGATCCTACAAATATTCAGGATATGTTATTCCTTGAAAATAGAGATCGTAAGTATGATCCTGATGTATATGTTTTACGTGGAGTATATAATGTAAATGATGTAGATTTTAATCTTAGTCAGTTTGGCTTGTTTTTACAAAACGACACATTGTTCATTACATTTCATATTAATGACACTGTTGAAAAATTAGGCAGAAAACTTATTGCAGGTGATGTAATTGAATTACCACACTTAAAGGACGAGTATGCATTAAATGATTTAAATTATGCACTCAAAAGATTTTATGTAATTGAAGATGTAAACAGAGCAGCAGAAGGTTTTTCTGTAACTTGGTATCCTCATTTATACAGAGCAAAATGTAAACCACTAGTAGACGCACAAGAGTTTAAAGATATTCTTGATGCTGTTGCAGGAGAAGAAAATAATAAAGGCGAATACAATGCCAATTCAACTTACTTCCCTGGAGACATTGTTTCTTACAATGGAGAAAAATACGAAGCACTTGCAGAAACTACTGCATCACCACCGGGCGGTGACTGGAAACTTGCAGATACACTTAAAGACATTATGTCTACTTACGAAAAAGAAATGCAAATTACAGGAGCAGTTCTCGATCAAGCAGAAAAAGATGCTCCGCAAAGTGGTTATGATACAACTAAATTTTACACACTACAGCGTGACGAAGTTGGCAATGCCGAACTAGTTACAGCAGACGACACACAATTATTAATACCATCAACTGATAAGAATGGTAATCCTATATATGATGATAATGGTGATGAAGTTTACACAAGTTATACAGCAGATATGGTTGCGGCTAACGCAGAAATGTCTGGTTATGATGGTTATCTTGTAGGCGATGGAATACCACCAAACGGTGCACCATTTACACAAGGTATTGCTTTCCCAATGAATCCAGGAGAAGGACAATTCCATCTTAGAACAGATTACAAACCAACAAGACTTTTCATATTTAAGAAAGGCAGATGGGGCAAGGTTGAGGATGATGTAAGAATGACAATGAGCCACTTAGGACCAAGCGATGTTGCAGCAGGTAAAGACTTTGCTGGACACGATGCTAGAGAAAACAAAGGTCTCAAATCAACATTTATTAATAACACTAACACACAAGTTATTGATGGTAAGACAGTTAAAGAAAAACAAAGTCTGTCTAAAGCACTTAAACCGGAGGCAGATGAATAATGCGTATTGATGAAATATTAGGATTTGCAACAAGCAGACCAAAAAAACATACAGTGAAAAGACGGCCTCCTGAACCTGAAGAAGATTCAGTTGCTGTAAAAATTAAGCAACGTAGAGCAGCGGCAGCAAAAGGTGACGACAACGCATTTAAACATAATTTTAAAAAGGCAAGTAAGTAATGGATTTTTTCTATGACGGACAGATAAGAAGATATGTCACTCAGTTTATGCGTATCTTTATCGGCTTTAAGTATGAAGCAGGTGATGGTAAGCAACAAACTGTACCAGTGATGTATGGTGATCTTACACGTCAAGTAGCAAACATTATCAGAGAAAATTCTGAAAACAAAATGCCTACAGTTCCACGTATGGCTTGTTACGTAACAGGATTACAAACAGATCCAACTAGACTTTCTGATCCTACATTTACAAGTAAAGTAAACATAAGAGAACGTAGGTATACTGAACAAGACGATGGCACAAGAACATATACAGGCGAACAAGGTAAGAATGTAACTGTAGAAAGACTTATGCCAACACCGTATTCTTTATCTATGAAAGCAGATATATGGACAAGTAATACAGATCAAAAATTACAATTGCTAGAACAGATACTAGTGTTGTTTAATCCTGCTCTAGAAATACAAACAACAGATAATTATGTTGACTGGACAAGTTTAAGTGTTGTATATTTAGATAGTACAAACTTTAGTTCAAGATCAATTCCTGCAGGTACAGAATCAGATATTGATATTTGTAGTTTAGATTTTACAATTCCAATTTGGATTTCTCCACCAGTTAAAGTAAAAAAACTAGGTGTTATTAGAAGTATTATTGCAAACATATTTACTGAAGATGGTGATGTTAAAAACATTAGTTCGCTTGTTTATAACGGTGACGGTAGTAATACAGTTTATGTCAATCCAAGATTTCCTGTATTACTGTTTAAGGCTAATAACAATCAACCATACGATTACGAACTAACAATTATTGATCCATATGCAGCAATTGAAAGCGTAGGTCTTGGCGAAAAAGAATCTGTTGCTAATAATAAACAGTATGATTGGAATGCCATACTTACACGTTTAGGTAATTTCAATGCAAACAGTGTAATTTATTTTAGACAACCTAATGGAACAGAAATGGCAGGCACATTTGCAATTCATCCAACAGACCCTAAAATATTATTAGTTACATTTGACCAAGATACTATTCCGTCTAATACAATTATAGAAGGAACTAGAGCAGCAGCACAAAGCACAAGTATTGATGCTATTGTTAATCCAACTACATTTAATCCTATTGACAAATGGAATGGCTTAGCAAATATACCTGTTGGCACTAGATATCTTTTATTAGAAAGTGTAGGCGACCCAGACAGTGTAAGTCCAGATGCTTGGAAGGGCACTGACGGTTCAACACAAACATCGTATCAATTGTTACAAAATAACATTGTAGAATGGGACGGTTCTAGTTGGAACACAGTATTTGACACTGCAAAAGCAGCAGATACAACATATGTAACAAACATTAGAACAGGTATTCAATATAAATGGGATGGCATACAGTGGTTAAAATCATTTGAAGGCGAATATTCACCAGGATATTGGAGACTTGATCCAGACCCTGCATAATTAATAGTATGCAAAAACGTGCCGGACTTTTATTTTTATCTAAAGTAGAAAAAAGAATACTGCTTATTCTTGAGAAAGAAAAGTGGACTGTACCTACATTTGCAAGAAATAAATCATTGTTTGAAGATAGTAAACAAGCGATGGTAGATTTTTCAGAAGGCAAAATTTTACCTATTGAACTTTATCTATCAAGAGATAAAGGTTTTGAATATAGCACATATATTTGTTTAGTAGATAATGAATTTATGCCAACTGTTGTAGACACTTTTTGCTGGGCAACACTAGAACACTTGCCCAAAAATATACATAATGGTCTGAGAAATACTTTAAATAATAATTTAATTAGGACCAAAATAGAAACCGTATTGGAGTTAGAAAATGCTTCTTAAAGAGAATCCGAGATATTTGCAAGAGAAAAAAATGTTTCAAGATAGAATTAATAATATGCCTGACGGTGAAGCAAAATTAAGGTCGACAAATTTGTTAAGACAACTAGAGGGCGAAGTACAAGAATTAGATAGATGGCACGAGCAACTACTAATGAATTCTGAAACTGCTAAAAAGTTTAATCAAGATGATACAAGAGATATTATTTCTAGTATTAGAAAACAAATTGATGATTTAACTAAAAACTTCTAAAGCGAAGCAATATCTTTAATAAACAAACTTCCAACCATTGCAGCGTGGCTTGTACACTGATATCTGTATCCGCCTGATATACTAGAAGGAATCTTAAAGTATAATGTTCCGCTTGTTTGTGCATTAGCACTTGTACCTGTAGTAACTACTCCACTTGTTGAAACGTGTACTAAACCAGCACCTGTATATGGATTACCAATCGGGTCTTGAATTTGGAAAGGATGTGATGAACCTTGTTGTAAATCAAATGCAATTGTTGTTCCGTTAATACAATAAACAGTTGGATTGTCACTAGCACCATATTGATCAAATCTATATGACGAATTACCGCTGTTAGTAACAACCAATCTAGTAATTGCAGGTAAGTAGATTGAACCTAAATTTAAACTTGCACTTTGTACATCTGTTAGTGTACCAAAAGTAGGTGCTCCAGCAGTTGATGTAATTGTAACACTGTCTGTACCATTTGTTGAAAGTGAAATACCTGACCCAGCAACTAAATTTAATGTATCAGTAACTGCATCTGCTGCAACTGTAGTTGAGCCTGATACTGCAATATTACTGAATGCATTCTGGTTAACATCACCGCCGCCACCACCTGCTTGGCCGTTAATGGTTACACTTTTTCCTGCTGCATCTGTAGTGATAACAATGTTAGAACCTGCAACAACTGTAAGAGTATCTTGTCCTGATCCTGCTACAACATCGTCTTGTCCTGCTACTGCAACTGTCTTAAAAGTGTTCGGAGTAACATTGGCTGTACTTGTAACTAAGTTCCAAGATGTACCATTCCATTGCCACGATGTATCGCCGTCAGTAAACGTATCGTCTAACGCTGGTGTGTTTGGAAAGTTTATAGCCATATAATATTACCTCGTATGTATTTATGTGTTTACTGTAATTGTGTTATTCATACCACCGTGTATGCTACACTGATAATAGTATGTTCCTGTACTAGCAATAGTCCAATTTAATTGGCTTGTTCCTTGTCCTGAAACATCTGCTACTTGATTACCTAGTCCAGCACCTTGTGTAGTTTTTATATAGAATGGGTGTCCACTAGCAGTATCAGAATTAACTACAAACTGTACTTTATCTCCTGTATTAAATGTTAAAGCAGGCTGCGATGCACTTGCAAAAGATCCGCTTCTATCAGTACCGCTTAACAAATAATTGTTTCCGCTATTCTCTACTGTAATTGTGTAATCAGGAACAAATGTAACTGATGTATCTACAATATTAATATTGACACTTAATGCACCTGTTGAAGTTCCATTACTATCAGTAGCACCTAGTGTAAATGTAAGTGTTTCAGCACCTTCAGTTGTAGTATCTTCTTTTAGTGTCACTGCAAGACTAGCACTGTTGGCAGTCATTGTCAAATTACCACTTAATGGAGTATCTGTGTCTCCTGGATTTGAAATACCTGTAATAGTATATGGTACTGTTGTGTTTTCCGGAATATTAGTACCTTGTAGAGTAAATGTTACAGTTTCGCCTTCATTTATTGAACCATTGCCTGAGTCATTAAGTAGGTTAGTGTAAACAGGAGTTCTACTAGTATCTTGAATATTAATTGTATGAGTATCCTCTCCGTTATCCAAACTTACAAGCATAACCTCTGTACCTTCTGTACTTAAATCTGCTGCAAGTGTCCAACTTACTTGTGCTGTATTGTTGTTTACTGTAAAATTACCAAGTGTTGTACCGCTCGTAAAGTCACTAGCAATGGCGCCTGTAACGCTGTATGCGACCTCTGTAGCGTCATCTACGTTAGTAGTAGTCAAAGTTACTGTAATTGTATCGCCTTCGTTTGCGCTTGTAGGACCAGATAGTGTATATGTTGGGTCTGGTGTTGGCGGAGTGATGCTTGTATCATTTACTGTAACATCGTGGAAGTCTTCACCATTATCCAAACTTAGTCTAATTGTTTCAGCACCTTCTGTTGTGCTGTCTTCTGCAAACGTAACTGCTAAAGTATCAGTATTATTAGTAATTGTAAAGTTACCAGTCAAAGAAGCCGGAGTATCTGATACATATCCCGATGCTCCTGCAACTGTCGGATCGCCTGTGTCACCGTCTTGGAATATATTTCTAATTGTTGTCAACGAAGGCTTACTAATAACAGGAGCAATATATGTATTATGTAATGCGTAACCTAATGGGTTATTTGTTTGTATACCAGACGGTGTACGCATATCGTCTGTCCATTCAGGAGCAAGGCTTCCACCATCCCATAGACTCGAGTATTCAAACATACCAAAGTTTAGTAGGAACAAATATTCCTTAGCCGCTACTTCAAATGCATCTCCATCAGTCTTCCAAGCGTTTCCGCCATATCCTGATGAATCCCATTTGCCTGCATCGTATGCTTCTTCCATAGCCTCATATAGTGGACCACTTGCCCAGTCTGTACTAATATATGGATACATCTTTAATGATACTGCGTCAAGACCGTGCATATGTAATGTATGAAATACGTGTTCAATTACTTCTTGTGCATCATTGTCGCCGTCTCCAGGGGCATCACCAGTTGAGTTTAGATACCAAACCATATCGTTGGCAACGTGACTATCAAATAGTGGTGACAAGTTATAAGAAGCAATACCTGCATCAGTTAAGAAGTTTGGTGTGTAATCAGCACCAGCACCTCTTGCTACTCGTTGTAACGTTGGGCCAACTGCTGCGTGATAAGTTCCTGCGTCACCACTTAGCGTTTTAATAAATGTACGCTGTGATGTTTCGTTAATGCCTGCACCATTTGGATCTGTAAACAATTCAAACATACGTGCTACCTTTTCAACAAAGGCATCAGGCACTGCTGTTTGGCCGCCGACAGTTCCTGCCGCCACAATTCTTACACCATTAACTGTAACTTCTCTACTAAAGAAATCGCTACCATCGCCAGTAAGATCAATAATTGCACCGTTGTTGTATTGTGCATCTATATTGTAACCACCTATATCTGCAAGAGTAACTCCTGTAATCGTGTAAGGAATAAGCGTTCCATCTGGTATTTGTGTAGTTGTTAATGTAAATGTAACTGTGTCGCCTTCGTTTACATTTGGTACATCTGAACTTAGTGTATAAGTTGCTGCTGGAGGTGTAACACTTGTATCATTAATTGTTACTGCCTGAGACGCTTGACCGTTAAGCAATGATAAAGTTAATGTTTCTGCACCTTCAGTTGTAAGATCGTTTGCAAGTGTAAATGCTGCTGTTGCAGTATTACTTGTAACAGTGAATACTCCTGATAGTGATCCGCTGCTTAAATCACTTGACTGTATTCCACTTACAGCATAAGAAACTGTAACTCCGTCACCTAATCCTGTTGTTGTTAAAGTAAATGTAACTGTGCCGCCTTCATCTACATTTGTTACATCTGCTGCCAATGCGTAAGTAGCACTTGATGCTCCTGTTGTCATTGCAAATCCTGCAAATGATAAAGGTTGTTGACTGTATTTACTGTACAACATTCTGTTAGGTGTACCCATTAAACTATTTTGATAAGAATCATAATCTGTGTCTTGTCCAGTTGTGTAAACTGTATCAATTTTTGCATCTGCATTTATTCTTGTTTGCATTTGTGCTGGCGTAATTGTTGGAAACAATTCTAAATGTTGTGCAATTACACCTGCTACTTGAGGTGCTGCCATACTAGTTCCGCCAATTGCTGTAATTTTAAAACTTGTATTTTCTGGGTAATCAAAATCTGAAAATCTATTAGTTGTACTTGTTGCAGCCATAATTTCTTGACCTGGTGCTAACATATTAATTGCAGGTCCACGCGAACTTGAATCTGTAATAATATCTGTACCAGTTGGGCCAATTAATTCTTCAGTATGATAATCTATATTACCTACAATGTAGGTACCTGCATCATCACTATGTGGAGAACTTCCTCTATGATAATTGTATGTTGTGCCACTAAACACAACAGTATTATCGTAATCGTCTCCAGTAGGTATGTCGTGTTTGAATACATTGTTACCTGCTGCAATTGTTACGTGGATTCCTGCTGCAATCATATCATCTATTTCAGCATCAACTGATGCAACGCGAACTGGCATAATTGTAAATGTTGTACCAGTGCCAAATATTTTGTCTACTACGCCTGTTGAACTCCATAAGCCTGATCTTGAATCATATCCTGATTGGAATTCACCTGGATTCCAAACCCAAGCATTGCCTCTATAGTTTCCACTTGAAGGGTCTGCTGTTAAGTTTGCACTATATCCCCAACTCATATTTACAACTGTTGGTCTTCCTGTATACGCAGCATCGTTTGGATCATTCTTTGCATTGTGCCATAATCTAATTGCATCAAATGCATTACCTATTGAAATGCCGTTGCCTGGATCTGTAGTTCCTTCTAGTCCTGCTAATTTTTGTGCATAAATGTGTGCTGCTTTTGCCCAACCATATTTTAAACCTGCGGCAATACTTGCACAATGCGTACCGTGTCCGTCATAGTCTTCGTAAAAGTTTGCATCTTGTGTTCCTGTTATTCCACTTGCAGTATACCAATTAAGTTGTTGTACTCTTGTAACACCATTTCTATCAAAAAAATCTGGATGGTCTGCTTGAATACCGCTATCTTGTATTACAACATCAACACCTCTACCGCCTATACCAGTTGTGTAATCTACTGACGGTGCAACATTGTTTGCATATATAGAATTAGATGCACTTATACATCTAACTAAACCCCAATTAATATCTGTGTTTGCGTGTACAGTTGTTCTTCTAAAATTTGAACCACCTTGTGTTAGGTTATGTCCAATTTGTATATCTGTTCTTTCACCTACTGGTATTTCTACAGACAACACACGATCGTCTTTCATTAGTTCAGTTGCTTCATCAGCAGTAAGCATAAAGTGAGTCATTCTTGTTGACCCAATTCTTGCATCTGCAACTGGAACTGATCTGTTTGGAATAGGACCTGAACCGGAACTTGCTGTTAGTTCTGTTTCTAGTTCTGCTAAGTTAACACCTTTGTTAACGACTACTACGTATTCTCTTTCACTCATTATGCTGCCGCGCCAGTGTCTAATTCAATCCAACCACCATTTTGATAAGCCTCTATCTTATTGGAAGTTGTATTATAAATCATATCACCGTTCACAGCAGTTAAACCATTACGTGCAGTATCATCCATCGATGGTAGTCTTACAGGTCCACCTGTAAATCTTGCACCATCTACAGTAGTAATTGTTACTGCTGATGTACTGTTAATTTCAGTTGCACCAATACCAGTGTCACTAAATGTAGAAGTATTCAATCCGCCGACGGTAATTGTGTTTGTAGTAATTGCGCCTCTACCAGTAATTGTATCAAGTGTATCAGACTCTGTTGTAAGATACCCAACACCCGAATGATCGCCCCAACCAAATGCTGTGTCCCAATTACTAGCATTTGCTGTAGCAGTATTAAGTGCTGTGGTAGTTGCGTATGTTGTTAATTCTGATTTGTTTGCAAGTTCAACCCATCCGCCTGCGTGAGCAAAATACATTCCTCCGTCTGCGTGGCTGTGTGCAATTGCTCCGTGATATGTAGTTGCATCTGGAAAGTCAGTTGTAGTTGGATAATAAAATCTTAATCCGTGTGCGTCTACTGTAGGAGCATCAATAGCACCTGTAATAGTTGCTCCTGTTTTAGGAACAGCATCTGTAATACCATAACCGCCTAATGTTGTAGGCTTATCTTGTAAATCTCCCCAACTGGATACACCTCCGCCACCACCTGTTGATGCTGGTACTGCTGGTTGAATCCACTGGGCACTGTTTCCGTCATTTACATATACATACAATCTTGCAGTTGAACTATCAAACCAAATTGTGCCTTCATCAGGACTACTTGGAGCACTATCGCCTACTTCAATACTGCCGCTTCCGCCGCCGCCTACGCCTGCCGCTAGTGCTTTTGCAGCAAATACTGCGTTAGTTACATTTGATAAATCTTCTTTTACAAGTTCAGTACCGCCTATAGTTTGTGCATCGTACAAGCGTAAAGTTTTTTTATCGTTATCGTAAAAAATCTCACCACGTAAACCCAATTTTCTATCAAGAAAATCGGTATCTCTTGGTACTACTCTTAAGTTATTAATAATTGGTAATCTTGCCATATTTTTCTCTGATCCAAACTTGTTGTATAGTATTTATCCGACTGCCAAGATAACGTGTCTATGTAAAAAAGCACCATAAATAGTTTTATGGAACATATAACAGTTGAAAATGCACTTCCTAGAGCCTATCAAGACGAAGTAGAAAGACTTATGTATGGTATGGATTTTCCGTGGTTTGCTAATCACGAGCATTATTACAATAGCAATACATATAGTTTGGGTTTTACACATCTTGCACTAAATGACGGTCCTGATTTACCAAAAGGAACTACTGCAAGTAATCATTTACAATCACTACTTCCTATTTGGTACACAATGGGTGATGCTTTAGGACAAGAATTAGTAAAATTACTTAGACTGCGTTGCGGTTTGCTTGTGCCAAGCAATACTAGTAAAGAGATGGTAACAAATGCTGATGCAGTTGATGGAGGCGATGAGCCACATTTAGATTTTTTATGTCCTCATTGGACAGGATTATATTATGTAAACGACAGCGATGGCGATACTGTTGTTTATGATCAAACAAAACCATCTGATCACTATACAATATTAACAACATCAACACCTAAAAAAGGAAAGATGTTTATTTTTAACGGTAAACATTATCATTCAAGTAGTAAACCTACAGATGCATATTCAAGATGTGTACTTACTTTTAATTTTACAACTACTGAAATGTAAAAATATGATTAATTGGCTTAAAAACAAATTTAAAAAGAAACAACCATTAGTAACCTGTTACACAACTGTAAGAGGATTAGAAGAAATCTATCCTCCTAGAGTTGCAACCGCAGCGATACCAGATTGGTTTAAGAAAATGCCTAAAGAAATAATGGAACAATGGAGCGGACATCCTGGCACAGCAAAAAAATGTCCTGCATTTATTGATTATTATAAGTCGGGCGTTGTTTTATATTTGTGGTGCGACTTATGGGTAAAAATAAATGAAGATACAACGTGGGAAGTAAAGACTCCTGAAAAACTTTTTAGTTTTACAAATCATTTAGATAATCAATTTTTAGACCATTTAGATAACCGCGAATATGCAATGGTGCTTAAAGCAAATAGTCCTTGGAGAATGGTAACACCTAAAGGATATGATTTAATGCAATTGCCTTTACACTATCACTTTGATAAAAGATTTGAAGTATTGCCTGGTGTAATGAGTGCTGATATACATTATGAAGTCAACCCACAAATGGCATTTAAAGAGTATGGCGAATATATGATTCCAAGAGGTACACCATTAGCAATGTACGTGCCAATTAAAAGAGAAAAAATGACACTTGAAGTTCGTGAGATGGACGATGAGATGAAACGTTTAGAAGAAAAACAATACTATTGGTTTTCAGGCAAGTTCAGTGGTGGATACAAAGAGCATCAAACTATCATTAAAAAGCAAGAAAAGAAATGAACTGGTTCAAAAAAACACAACCAACTATTGAATTCTGGTCTGTAGAAAAAGGTTTAGAACATACTGCGCCGCCGGTCCCTGCTACACAATGTATACCAGATTGGTTTAAAGAAATGCCTGCTGCTGTAAAAGATGTTTACAACAATTTTGGTGCTAACGGCAGAGTAGAAACTGCAAAACAATGTCCAGCATACGCAGAATTTTTTAAACAAGCGTATGTGTTAAGAATGTGGACAGACTTTAAAATTACAATTAATAAAGATCACAGTTATTATGTTGAATCCGCAGATGATAGATTTGAATTTACTAATCACGGCGAATTACAGTTCCAACAACATTTACCTGATCCTAACAAATACAGTATGGTACTTAAAGCAATAAGTCCGTGGAGATTAAAAACTCCTAAAGGGTGGTCAGTATTGCAATTACCTATGTTGTTTCATTACGATAAAAGATTCGAAGTATTACCAGGATCATTTTGGTCTGATATACATCACGAATGCACACAGCAGATGGCATTTTTTGATTATGGAGAATATATTATTGAAAGAGGTACACCTCTTTGTATGTTTGTTCCTGTACAAAGAAATGCAATCAAACATAAGGTGTCCGAATTTACAGACAGGCTATATAATATAACTAATCAAAGTTATTTGTGGTGGGCAGGTAAATTTAAAAACGGATACAAAGAACACCAACGAATAGTTAAAAAGGAGAAAAGTAAATGAGTACTATTACAGTAGAATCATTAGAACCGGGAGTAAATTACTTCTGTATTTACGAAACAGAAATTGATCCTAATACAATGCCTTTGTTATCACAATCAGATGAAACAATTCCTAAGGCTATTATTACAGGTAAAGGTCAAATTTTACAAAGAGATAAAGAGAAAAAACTTGTTGAAGTAATTGATCTTGAAACACATCAACGTTATGTTGTTGGTTGGGATAAAATTACTGAAATCGCAGTTGCTGACTAATGAAAATTAGGTCAATATTTCCAGAAGGCATTGGCCTAGCGACTAATACTGACATTAAACTTGATATTGATAGTTTAATGAAAAGTATAGAGTGGAAAACTGACGATAATGGCTTAGGTGAATTTGATCAAAGTCAAACAAATTTACAAGAAGTAGAAGAATGGCAGCCATTGCTAAATTGGATTGTAAAAAAGGCTGAACATTATTGGTCAGAATTAGGCTACAAGCACGATGGTATGTTAATTACACAAGCGTGGCTTAATAAAATGCCCGATGGTGGTACTATTGATTGGCATTGGCACAGCAATTCACTTATTTCAGCAGTATACTATCTTAAAGCAGATGAAGGCACAGGACCTACATTGTTTCAAACTACTAAAAATCCACTACAACTTAGTCTACAAACAGAAGTAGACAAGTTTACTAACTACAATTGCCCTGAAATAGCAGTAAGACCGGAGCAAGATACTGTAGTATTATTTCCATCGTATATTAACCATCGCAGTGCTGCTAATTTTAATGCTAATTCTGAACGCTATACAGTAGCGGTCAATATAATGCCCAATACGCTTGGAAAAGAAAACCACTTTAATTGGGCTAAATTGCATAAATAAACATATAACAGACGTATTAAGGAGACTTGTTACTATGGCAACATTTACAGTTGAAGGGAAAACTTTCGACAAGTATTACAAAGCATACGACTATGCAATGTTTTTGTACAATACTGAAAATAGACAGATCGAAATGAGTAAAGACGGCGGAGCACCTATCTTGATCGGTGACCCAATTAACGAAGAAGAACTAGATAATCTTAATTACTAGTTTTACTAAGATCTAATTCAGTAAGACTGTCAAGTCTTCCAATCTTTTCAAAAATAAACGTATTAAAAGCAAGGCTCTTTCTAGGAAGGTCTTGCTTTATTTTACCTACACTATGTTGAGTTTCACTAGGAAATAGTACTAAAGTATTTTTCCTTGGTGTAAATGAGTGGTGATCAAAAGCATATGGGGCTTCAATATCTTCATTGCGATCTACTTCAAAGTTGCTAAATTTTCTAGGACGTAAAAAACTAATAGGTTCTATATCGCCTTCGTCCCAATAAAATACGCCTGAAATTAGACTGTTAGGATGTATGTGATATTTGTGTCTTTGTCCTTTTTCCTTTATAGATACCCAACTCATAGTAAGATCTATTTTCTTAAAGTTCCAAGCAAGTACGTTTCTAGCATAGTTGTCTACGTGATGCATAATCCAATTCCTTAAAGGAGTCATTTCATCACGGTTGAGAATGTAACTATCCTCACTTATTGTACCATATTCTTTAATTGTTTCGACATCTTTTTCTATATCAATCGGTGCATTATCCATATAATCAATGCACTGCTGTATTTCATCTTTACAAATAGCAAAGTATACAGGAATAGGAAAAATAGGTACTACTTCAATATGATCATCGTTCATTAGTTTACCAACTTTACATTAAATGCAATACTGATTCTTTCTTCATTGCTTTTATTTTTTACAACCATATGCTCTAAATACGATGGCCATAACAACATTCTTCCTACAACAGGCTCAAACCAAACATTAGGTTGCATATTCCTTGCTCTGTGTGTAAGTTTATGAAAGTTGTATGCACTTGCAGGAGGATTAAAAATTATATTTCCACTGTCTTTAGGAGCAGTAACATAAAATATACCACTTATGTCGCTTTCTGGATGCATATGAAACTCTTGCCACATACCTGGCTTACTAAAGTTATACCACGATTCATCTAAATTAACAATTGTGTACGGAGGATCTACTGCTAATTCTTCTAAGTATTGATGTATGTTTCTATAGATATGTTTACTTACAAGCGGACATTGATCTTTTAGTACATTTACATATTCATCAAACTTAAATGTGCTTTGTATATCGCTTGACCA